CCACTCCAGGAGGTCCCCGGTCCAGATATGGGGACGCCAGGACCGGTACAGTGCCATGGAGTTCTCGGCCATTAGAGCACCTGCATAAGGTTAAGGGTTACGTGGAAGTAGTCTCCTGCCATATACTCCACAAACTGCTGAACAGGCTCGGCCTCGATGGGGTCCGCATCATGATGCCGCCAGAGAACATCCATTGATCGGGCGTCTGGAAGCACCAGCGGCATAAGCGCCTGGGTTTCCGCGTCCCGCTTTGCGATCAGAGCATCCAGGGTGCTCTTTGTCACCCACCCGATATCAACCGTTACCGGCCGTCCGTCCTGGTTCGGGGATAGGTACTCGACCACCAGCCCGCCCTGGATGTCTGTTTCCGCGGACTGGCCCACCGGAGACCAGTTGAATTCATCCAACCAGATGACCTGGCTGTCATCCAGCGTTATGCCGTCCAAGCTGGCCATGGAGCCTCCTTATACATACAGAATCCCGACATCCGTCAAATCCGGCGCCTCGGACTGAATAACCTCATCTTTCACAAAAGCCTTGGCACCAATGGAGACCGAAGTTCCCAAAGCCCGGAAGGTCTGGCCGGCATGATCCTGGAGAACCGACTCGGACGTCCCGACGGAAACAACCTCCGCGACCTTTAAGCCGGATCCCCGCTGCAGCTCTGCAAACTGTTTCCAGACGTTCATAGATAAACCCTTTCCAGGGTGACCTGCTGGCGGGTTTTCGCCGGCTCAAAGGCCACGTTCACGGCCTTGACCTGGCCCCGCCAGGTGTCAAAGAGATCGGCAACCACCACGAGCTGCCCGGGCAGAAAAAGCGCGGGAGAGTATCCGGACCCGGGAAGCGGCAAAAGAAGCGTCTCGTCCGCCTTGTTGTAGCCCGCCGTGTCCAGCTCGATCCGGCCGCGCTCTTTCACCACGGCCTGGTTGGTCAAGAGCGGATCGACCACGGCCGGCGCCGGGTTGTCGCCCGACTCTCCCTCCCGGCGGACGGTTGCGATCACTCCGGAGGTTTTTCCGGATACGATGATCTCGTCATATTTCGGCTGCGGCCGCGGCTCGATGCCCTGGGAGAGGATCCCTGACATGAGGGTTGCATCCGGCGTTGCCCCGGACCAGTTTTTGGGGCTGACCGGATACCGGGACTGAAGCCTCAGGTTGTATCCGGCCGGGTCTGTCTGCACCACTCCGCCTACAGCGGCCGGAATACTCTGGATGACATCGATCCAGGTTGCGTCCGTAACAGAGAGCGAGCCGGTGTCCAGATTCCAGGTGTTTTCCAAAAGATTCCAAGTGTAGGTGAAATCGGTCCCGGACAAGAGGTCGGAAATCACCGTCTCAGCCGGTTGGTTTCCCCAGGTGCCTGTGATCCGGGGGCCGGGATCGCCCAGCAGGTAGGAGGGCGAATAGGCGTGCACATTGTAGGTGCCCTTGGCCCAGGTGTAATTCTCTTTCACCGATGCCACAAGGAGCCGCCAGGTGTAGCCGTTTGCCTCAAGCTCAACCTCCGTCATCTCGCCGGTCGCCGGATCCGGCCGGACAACCTCGGCATCCGCCCGGGAGGGAAGCGTAAACCGCGCCTCCCAGCAAAAGGAATCCACGTCAATATCCACGGACCCGGAAACCAAATGGACCGTCTGGCTGTCAGAAACACGCGCCAAAGAGATATTCTGCTTATTCATAAGAATCCTAGCTGCTGCCATCCATGGCAGCGTCCACTCCTTCGTGAGCCGTTGCTTGATATATTCCCGCTCAAACGGCGTAAACTGTGATACGTCCAGCGGAATGGACCGCTCCCAGGGCAATTTGATGCCCGGGTCCACCGCCTCGATTTCCCCCCAGGCAAGCCGGACCTCCAGGTCCATGGCCGCCACCAGGTCCCAGGGAAGCTCCACCGAGACATCCGCGGCCGCTGTCCGGTCCCAGGGCAACACCACATTGATATCTGTCTCCTCTGTCGGCGACCAGGGCCAGATAAAGCCCGGATCCAGGGCCGCACCCTGGCACCAGGGCAACCGATCCGCCATGTCCCGCCAGATAAGCCGGGACCAGGGCGCCACGGCTTCCGCATCCTGTGGGGCGACCGGGCCCCAGTCCAGCCATACGCCGACATCCGTTTGGCTGATCTCCTGCCAGGGAAACTCCCATATCAGCGAATTGCCATGATCCAACGGCGTGGCAAAGCTCCAGGGACAAACTTTCCAGGGATCCAACACCCCCGGATATTTCGCCCAGGGGAAGCGGTAACCCGGATTCAGCGCATACAATATTCCCGCATCAGCCGCGGCCTGGGATGTTGCGGAGAAAACCGGGGCCAGACAATGGACCGTATATAAAACCAGGGCCGGGATCGAGGCCTGGGTCGTTGCAGAGAAAATGACAGAAAACGCCCCGCCGGTGCTATCCGCGCCAAAATCAAAGCCGATCCCATCGGCTGCCGGCGCTGAATATCCGCCAGCCGTAAAGTCAAAATTTATATTATTGCCATTCGGCGGAGAGTAAGCCATTAAACAGCAACAGGGATTATTCTGTCATAAATAAGGGCGTTATAGTCTGTCCCGTCTGAATCATCCAATGCAACCGCGTAAACCTCGCTGTCACTACCCAAAAGGATTTCAAAACTGCCATCTGCCGCGCTTGTTGTCTCACCTGATAAAGCGCCTGTGCTACGATTATAAGCACGCACTACCCGAGAAACACCGGCGCCCTCCTGCCCCACAGAGCCGGCAATTTTATACTGAACTCCCCAGGCAGAAAACCCCGCCGGGGGTGTATAAGAAAATTCAGCGTCTAAAACGCGCAGTTGTACAGAATCCCCATCATATCGTGGGCTAAAACACGGAAAAATATTACCTGTAATCCCGGAATCTTCAAAACAAGGATTGATTCCGTTTGCTGGATCCCCGGACTCGATCCACGTATTATTTTTGCCAAACCAAACACGATTATTAACAACATCTATGGCAACTTGCAGGATATCCGAGCCGGAAAACCCCGTCGTCCCGGAATAACTCCCCTCATGGTATAGCCGGCCATTTTCCATCCAAGACCATGAATTATTGTTAAATCCGGAACGATCATCTCCGGTATGAGAATCGTTACAAATGCCAAGCGTGACATAACCACCAAAATCTAAGATTTCTATTTCAAAATAGACCGAACCCACGGCCGCTATTGCACCAATAACTGCTTGATCCGTCGTACCGGAAAGAGACGTTGCAACCTTTTCCTCCGACCCTAGAGAAATTTTACTAGCGTTTATTTTATCAGGATCCCAATAAAGCCCCATTACATACCCCTAATGCATTGCCGCCAGATATTCGCCGGCCTCGATCCGGATGATATCCGTGGTGGTCGGCGTGAAATCAGAAATATTGTCATCGTATGCCAGGACCTTGCCGGCATCGGTAACCAGAGCCGCACCGGTCAGCTCGGTCCAGTCATCGGCGTCAGGCGTGCCCCACGATATCTGGTCCGCATTGGTGACCTGGCCGGCGGCAGCCGCGGTAAAAGCCGGGCTTGCCCCGCCGGCCGGATTGACGGAAACCCGCGCGTAACCGGTCCCGGTCAGCTCGGTTAAATCGGTTGCGATATCTTCGGCCGCATCCCCGGCCGCAGCCGATAAAAGGGCCAGGGAAACCCCGGCGATGGAAAAGGCTCCGTTCCGGAACACCAAATTCAATAAATTGTTAATGCAGAAATCCGTATAACCCAGGCCGGCATCCGCTGGATCCACCTGGATCCAGATTTCACCGGCCGATATTTTGGGAATAATGGATCCGGTAATCTGCGCCGCCTGGGGGAACCGCCCTTTTGCCAGTACATTGCCGCCGGCGGCCGCATCCAAAACCGCCCAATGCGTGACATATCCCCAGACCGCTGCCGTCTGGGGAAAGGCTATATCCGCAGCCTGGACCACCTGACGGGAGGCGGCCGCATTAAAGGCAATTTCCTGGCGGGCGTAGGTGTCCGCCGGCTCATTCAATGCGCTGCCGTCGTTTCCGGGATTGCCGCCGGCCATCAAAAATCCGTCCGCCTTGCTGTCCGGGTCCGCGTCATCAGCCAGGCGCACATAAATCCGGGGGCCGCCCTGGGCATCGTTTTCCGCAAAATCGAATTCGCTTGCCGCCAGGGACCCGGCCGATCCGCGGGTCATATCAGATCCGTTTTCGATCATGATTTCCGGATCCGGACTCCCGGGATCTTCTCCGCCGGCAAGCTCCAGGAAATACTCGGCCGTTCCGGACGCGGACAGGGTCCATTGATAACTGGCATTGACCACCGAAAAAGCAAGAGATAGGGCCAGGTAAACACTTGCCGCCGGCGTGTAGGGCGTCCCGTGGATATGATCAAGGCCTGCGTTTTCCGCGGCCAGGCAAAGGGCGCCAGCTATTCCGGCATATGGATCCGCCATAATTCCCCCTTAGACCGCCACGTCCCCGCGACTTTGCAGCGTTGCATAATCATCCTGGATATCTGAGGCGCGGGCATTGATCACCCGCGTTATCCAGGCAGGGCCGCCGGCCATTACCGTGTTGAACCGCAGAATGTTACCCACCTGCCAGCCGGCGCCCCAGCCGGCAGCATCCAGGGTAAAGTAGGGGGCGTCGGTGTTTGGGTTGGTGGGGGCAATCTCGGCGGATGTGTCCTGGTCGGTGGCAATAACGCCCAGGTATTCGCCCCGGATATCGACAAGGACCGGGGATAGCGACACCACCTCCAAAAGCCACCGCTCGGTAGTCGCCCCCTGATTGGTGAGCCCCAGGGGATAATTGGTAAAATTGTAGGTCCCGCCGGCAGGATCCCCGGTGTACTCATCATCGTCCTGCCAGGTGGCCCCATCCCAGGAAACCTGGGTATGGTGACCGGTTTCCTGGGCCTGGAGATCGCCCCTGACAATCGCCGTTGTGAGAATCGCGCCGCCTGCCTTGTAACCATATGCCAGGGGGTTTGGTGTTGAGACACTGTTTCCGGCCACCTGGAGCACCGGCAGCATTTCCTCCCGGCGGGTGACGAGCTCCATGACCGTGTTTTTCGTATGGCTGGCTGCGGTTGTGCCGTTTGCAGCCCTTGAGACCACGGAAAAGGTGTTTCCGGACATGGTGCCCGTGATTTCCTCATCGTCGATCCTGACCCGGACTTCCCGGGCCGGGAAAACGGATCCGTCGTCAACATCGATTGCCATGTCATCCGTATCAATGGCGGCTGTAAGCCGCGCCCTGGCATGCTCGACCAGGACCGCGACATCCCCCTGCTGCACCACCGGGACCAGGCCATCCAGCGGCAGGGCCCGCGTGTTGATCGCCTCGTATTCCGGCTTGTATATGGTCCCGTAGGAATAGGAGAGCCGCAGGGATTCCGGCCGAATGGGAAAGGCAAAGGAGAGCTCCGCGACCCCGGTTTCCTTATTGATTGCCCCGGTGCCGTCGCCGGTGAGCGTTTCCGGGTTCCCTGGATCCTCCTCCAGGATCAGAAGCGCCCCGGTGTGGGTCCGGCCAAATGCGGTGAAGCTGTTTTCATGAACCGGGCCCGCTCCCCAGGTGAACACAACAAAATCCGAAACCCTGCGCGGGAAAAGAAAATACCGGGCCTGGGCAGACACCGGCAGATCCCCGGCATTTATCTCGCCGGTGCCGGTATCCGGGTTGAACGTGCCGACCGTTTTAATCGGATCCCCGGCACCGTCGGTCATAATGTTTTGCGTCAAAGTGGCGGGCTGTGTATCATCGCTGTCAAATGACAGATGCAGCCAAGCCCCACCGCCAAAGGCGATCTGGTAACCGGTTGCACCCGGCAACAAATGATCAACTGTCAAATTGTTCCAGGTCTTTCCGTGATCATTAGATATATCAATGGAGCCATCATCCAGGGCCGCCACTACGTTGAACACACCATCCGAGGCGAGCGAGACGGGGGCCCCGTTTAATGAGGCGAGCGATTCAAAATTTTCTCCGTCGGTTGTCTTTACTACATTGGCGCCACTATCAACGGTAAAAAGCGTATTCTGGTCATCAATAGTGATAACAGCAGAGTCAACTGTCTGGTTAACCAGGCCGCTTTGCCGCAGTATCCAATTCGTCCCATCCGTCGATGTTTGCACTTTATTGTCTTTGCCAAAAATCATAACAACCGGGCCAGAGCCGAAATCAACCACAGTAATAATCGACATATCTGCCGCAATTTGGGAGGTCTGCTCCGTCCAAGTGATTCCGTCGTCGCTGGAGGTAAAGATTTTTGTAGCTGTTATTGCAATAAACAAATCCAGAGACACGACATAGACCACTCCCTTGCATTGCGCTCCGTTGTCAATTATAGCAGTAGTCCAGGCCGCTAAATCCGTGGAGGCTCCGACATTATTATCTCCCGATGAATGCCCATGACCCACGCCGACATAGGCCGGCCCGGATTCCTTGACAGCCAAATATGTTATTCGAGTCGTGTTTGGTATATCATGATCAATGGACGCCCACTCGGAGCCATTGATCGAAAGAAAAAACTCTGTACCAACAACGACCGCAAAATCCGATATGGGGTGGGCGGTCATTATCCATTGGCCGTTAACATAAACAGCCGCCTTTGGGTCTTGGTCAGTGTCTGATACGGAGAACACCGACCCGACGGCCCATCCCTCCATACTGGCCTGTAAATTTAAGACCTTGCCCATCTCCCGTGCATACCAGGGCGTGTCCCCGCCCGATTCCGTGAAGTATTTGACCAGCAGGGAACCGGGCAGGGCCTCGGTTGTCCCGATATTGAATTTATAGGGAAGGGTTTCCTGGGGAAAGACCGCGTCCACATATACGTAGTAGCTTGCCTGCCAGGAAAGACCGCCGTCGATATCATCGTCAAAGTGAAAGGAAATGACGCAAAGCCCCGTCCGGTAATTGATGCTTCCGGAAGCGGTGCAGCTGCCGGGGGCCGTGGCAACGCTGAAGTTGCCGCTTCCATCGTCCACCAGGACGATCCGCATGGTCTGAAGGCCCCCCTCGTTTTCAATGCCACCGAAATCAAGCATGCTGAGCGTGATTTCAACCGTGCCGGCGGAGTCCTGGATCGGGATCCTGGAGAGGGAAAAAGACACCGTCCCGTCTTTTCTGCCGTCAAACTCGGAGCCGAAGCCCCCGGATTCTCCCACCTGCTCCAGGTCCATGGGAACATAGGTAAACCGCAGCACCACGCCCACGGTGTAGGGATCCTTCAGCTCCAGGGACCAGTCCCCGGAGTAATAGTCGATTTCACAGGTTTCGATATTTGCTCCTGTGATGACACCGGCCCCGCCGTCGGACCCGATTTCCTCCCAGCCGGAGCCCTGGTCAACATAGACTGTTACAAGGCCAGCCTGGACCGGGGCGCCGGAAAGGCTTCCGGATGCCGTGGCAGCGTCCGCGGAAAGCGCGTACTGATCTTCGCTGGTGCCCACGTCCGGCGAAGTGAGATCCACCCCGTCGCTCTCGGCCAGCGAGTGCTCCCGGGTATAGAAAAACATGATATGCGTGTCCGGATCCGCTGCCTGGTCAAGCGTGAAGGTGACCACGCCGTCATCTGAAACAGAGCCGGTGCCGTCGCCGGAGAGCGTGCCCGTGGTTTCGGTGATCACAAACCAGCCCAGATTGGACCGATACCAGATCTCCAGGGTGGATTCCTTTAGCGGCTTGTTCTGCAGCACATACGTGTAGGAGGTTTTCCCGGAAACCGCGATGACCGCCTCGGACACATTGATCTGCTCGGCCTGGGGAATGGACCATTCAACACCGTCCGCCCCCACGGCAACGTCATTTACCATCTCGGGCGGCCCGAAAAAGGCCTGATCAGAGACCCGGATATCGCGCTCCACCACCGGCGCCAGGCGAGCCCGGGTGGAGGAGAGCCGCAGCACCGTGTCCCCCACGCTTGCATCCTGGCCAAGAAGCATGGCCCCGAAGCAGGCCCAGGCGGGATTCTTTTTTGTGCGGTAGGGCACAATGCCTGACGGGAACCCGTTTAAAAGCCCGGCGGACAAGGTGACAATCACATATTCCACGATGTAGTAGTGCTTTTGGTCCGCATTATCCAGGGTTTCGGTTACCCGCTCCATTGCCTGGATATGGATGTGTTCCTGGGTGCCCGCGCCGTCATCCAGGATGGCAAGCTCTCCCACGGTGATATTTAGCGCATATTTTGTATCGATTTTTTTGTTGTAGATGAGCCGGCCATGGGCGTTGTACACCGGGGTGTATTCATAATGCCGGATCTTGAACACGAGCTGCTGATCCCCCGGAGATACGGCATACTCCAGGCCTGCGTTTCCGGCAGGCACCGTGGCCTGGTAATAATCCTCGATCTTGTCCACGATATCCGGCAGATGATCGTTGTGGTCCTCGGTTGGAAACATCAAGACCGATACATTTTCATCCAGCGGCATATCCCGGATAACCAGGTGCCCCCCGGAATAGACGGCCGTGTTTGCGGAATCAATTTTCTGAAAGACTTTGCGCGGCTGGATCCGGCCCTGCAGCCGGTCAATCCGGCTGATATTGGGAAACAGGTTGTTCACCTCGCCGGATACCACCACATCCGACGACATGCGGCCGCCGCCGGTGGCCGTGTCCGTCTGGTCCTCGGATTTATAGATTTTCACATCACTTTCGACGATATCGGCCATATTATCCCCTGTTAATTGCTCCGCAGTTTCGCGGCCTTAAGCGCCCGGATCACGCCCTGGGCCTGGTCCGGGGCAAAATCGCCCTCAAAGGTTTTCCCTTTTCCGAAATCAAACTTCACGCGATGAACCTTCTCGACAGCGGGCGCGGCTCCCGCCTGCACCTGGCCGCCGGACTCAAAGACAAGGCGGGGCTGAACCGCCGGCATGGCGATCCTGGGAGCTGCCGCCTGGATGGAGCGGTGGACCAGGCCGCCCGCTCCCATCACCTGGCGGCCCCCGGAGAGAAGCCAGTCCACCTGCTCCTTGTCGATCTTTAGTTGCCGGAAGGCCTCAAACACCATGGCCCCGTATTTTTTGACAGCCGGCCGGGGCTCAATAAACTCGCCGCCCTCCACATTCACATCCATCCCGCCCGCGGAGTGCCGGGGTCCCACAGTCAGCCCCCCGGCCGCGTATTGATGCTTTTTCGATCCGGATCCGAACCAGTCCGCAGGCAGGCTCTCGGTGATCTTTTTGATCTCCTCTGCCGAGAGCTTAAGCCGCTTGTTGATCTCATCCATCTTTCCGGCAGTGGAGGAGAGCGCGTCATGGGTCCGGCCGATCTGGTCGCGGATGCCTGCCTGCTGGTCCTCCAGGGTGCTTTTGAGACCCCGGAGGTTTCCGCCCTGGGCCTCGGTGATCTTCCTGATCAAATCCACAGCCGCTTCGGTTGTGTCGTCCAGGCTGCGGACCACCTCTCCGGACTCGTCTGTCACCTCGCGGGCAAGGCCCCGGGCAAGGCTTCTCGCCTCCGTGAACAGCTCGTTTGCAAGCTCCACGTTGCCGCGGTTCATTTCCTGGACCGCCTGGTTATAGGTTTCCTGGGCCTGCAGCCGCTCGTCCAGCCAGGCGTCCTCAGATGACATCAAATCCCGGTTCAGCTCCCGGATGGTATCGGCCGTGTCCGCGTACAGGCCCTTGATCTGCTCCTCAACAGATTGGATCCGGGATTCAAGGCTGTCCCATTTTTCCATCAGCTCGTTTAGGGCAGCCTCCCCGCCCTGGACCATTTCCGAATAGGCGGCTTTTACCCGGTCGATGGCGGCCTTTGTGTCGTCAATGGGCCGGGGGCCGCCCTCCCACAGGTCCGCCCAGGCCGACCGGAATGCCTGGGTCTGCTCGGAAAAATCCCGCAGGCTTACGCCAACCCCGGAGATGCTTCCCTGCCAGTCGGAGATTCCCTGGCCGATGGCCTCAATGTCGGAGCGGCCGGCCTGCAGGTCGTCGCGCAGGCCCGCAAACATTTCCCGCACGGTTGCGACCGCGTCCCGGAGCTCCTCAAAGGTCATGTTCTCGTAGTCAAGGGAGACGCCGTAGGCCCTCTCGACCGCCTCCGCGGTGCCCTGGAAGGCGTCGCGCACCTTTTGCACGGCCCCTGCCAGGCGGGACTGCTGGGCCATGGACTCGCCGTAGATGAACTGGTTGACATTCTCCAGCTGTGTCTGCATGGTGGCCATGAACTCGGAATAGGTGCGGGCGGACTCGGCCACGGTCTGGCGGGTGTAGTCCACCAGCCAGGCGCCGAAGGTCTTTTCAAGGGCTTTTCTTGCCTCTTTCGCCCGCTTGGCGGATTCGATTCGTTTGTCCGCCAGTTCCTCGGCCGCCTTTTTCTGTTTATTGACGGCTATCTGGTATTCTGCGGAATCCTTCCCGTAAATCTCGGCCGCTGCCCTGGCAGCCTTCTCCGTCTGCTCGACCTTTGCCCGGGCAAACTCCATCTCGGCCTGGATTTTCCGGTCAACCGCCTCCTGGTGGGAGATGACGCCTTCTTGCTCGAGATCGTCGATATAGGCGAGCTGTTTGGCCAATTCATCGCGCTGGGCCTCGGTCTCCTCCCGGATCATGGAGATCCGCTCTTGGTATTTTTCCCGGGCGGATTTCTCCTGCTCCTTATCCGCCTCTTTTACGACCTCGGTCTGCGCTGATAGCTCTTTTACACGGAGCTTTGTCAGCTCGATCTCCATCTCCCGGATCTCTTTTTTGAGATCCCGCTCATACGCCGCCTTTTTCTCGGTCTCCTCGGCCTGGGCGGAAACGGATTGTTCAAGCTCCTCCCGGACCAGGGAGAGCTTTTGCTGGATGAATTCCCGCTGGGCCTGGATCCGTTTCTTCCGCGCCTGCTCCTCGGTAATCCGCTTTTGCGCCTCGGCCAGATCAATGGCCGCGATCTCCTCGTCCAGGGCAAGCGAGAGATCCTCCACCCGGCCGCGGATCCGCGCCTGCTTTTCCCGGTAGATGTCTTTTTCCTGCTCTGCTGTCTCCTGGTTTGCGGCCTGTTTCTTCTGCTCTGCCTCCACCTCGGCCCGGGCCTCCTCCATGGCCGCCTGGATCCGCCTTTTTGCGTTCTCCTCCGCGGAGCGGGCGCTTTTTTTGTCCGAATCATCAATGGCCCGGATCTTCTCCCGGGTCCGGTCGATCACATCCAGGTGCCGGTTCAGGGCATCTATCCGGCGGTCCAGGGCGGCAACGTCGTCGCCGTCGCCCCAGAGTTTGTTCCAGGCCCGCTTTAGCTCCAGGTACTTGATCTGCGCCTTGGTGAACCACTCATCGATCGTGGCGTACATGCCCTGGACCGCGCGCTCGACAATGTCGATTTCTCCGATCACGCGCCCCAGCTGCCAGCCGCCGATAAACGCGGAAAGGGACGCTGTGGCAGTCGTAAGAGCAGTGGCAACGGAAGAGACGGCGGCCCGCAAAACCCCGGACTGGACGCTTGCCGCCTGCGCGGCCCTGGCGTAGCTCCAAAGGAAAGAGACGATCCCCGTTCCGGCCATGGCCTTGAACCCGGCGTTGAGTGCCGAGACCGTGTTTACCAGGGACTTTAAAATTTTCACGGCAACAGCCGTTGCCGCAAAACCCGCGATGAACTTGCCGTACCTGGCGATGGCGGTGAGGAGAAGATCCAGAAAGTTAAAAAGCATGGCGGAGAGCTCCTTCACGGACTCCCGGGTGGCAGGATCCCGAAGCGTCTCCGTAAGCCTGTTCAAATGACGGGTGGCAACCTCGACAAACCCGGACTTTCCGATCTGGTAGAGAAGATCCTTCCAGGCGGTTGAGAACGAATTGGCAGCGCCCGCCATGTTCTCCGTGTCCGCGGCAGCGGCCCGGGCGGCGTCTCCGTATTTGTCATGAAGCGCCCGGGCCAGGGCGGGGAGCATGTCCTCGGCCATGACCTCCCCGTTCTCAAGCATCTTGTCGAGCTCCTGGGTGGTAACACCCATGGCGCTTGCAGCGAGCTGGAAGGCGCCGGGCAGCCGCTCCCCGATCTGGCCCCGCAGCTCCTCGGCCTGGACCTTTCCCTTGGAGATGATCTGGGAGAAGGCCCGCAAAACGCCGTTTGTCTCATCCTGGGAAAGCCTCAGTGCGGCTGATGCCTCGGCTGCCGCAAGGAATATATCCTGTATCTCGTCCTTTAGGGCCGTGTCCTTTGCCGCCGCATAAATCCCCTTGTAGGCCTCCGCGGTGGAATAGAACTCGAGCTTCAGCTGCCGAGAGGTGCTTCGGATGAAGTTTAGCTCCTCTCTTGCCCCCTCGGCGGAGCCGGCAACGGAGCGGAACGCGATGTTCAGGTTCTGGCCCTGCTGGGCGGCCGACCAGAGCCCGGTTACCACCTCGCGG